GATCGCTGTCCTGATCGATACATAATCAGGTTCATCGGGTTGTCAGGGTGCGGGTTGATTGGTGGAAAATAGTCTTCGAGTTTCTCCAGCAGTTTCTCCAGATTGGAGTCACCTTCAAATACGTCGGAGACCTCTAGCTGGTCAGCCATAAGCGGGTAGGTCGTTGTTAGACGCCTCAAAGAAGGCCGGGAATCTGGCTCGCTGGGTTTCGACCAGACCAGATGCCTTACCTTTGGAATAAAGAGAGTCGGACTGCATTAACCAGAAGTCCTTATCGAGCCACTTGTTCTCGGACTGACCCAAACCATCCATCACCCAATGCACAGTGGCCTTGCGGAGCTTGTTCAGGTTTGGGGTGCTCTTCAGCCCGAGGTCGTGAGCAACCATGCCGTGGATTGCCACATGAGTCTGCTCATCACGGCTGATGTCAGCAGCAAGAGTCCTCAGGCCCATGTCTCCGTTGAACCGGAAGAACGGAAGCAGTACAAAGAACACGCTCCGCTCCAGGATCGAGGCCTTGAGGATCGGATGCTCAGGCGCCTCTAGCCAAGCCTTGCGGATGGCCTGAGCTTCACGCTCTGCCTTGGGGTTAGTCCCGTGAGCAGCTACCACATACGACAGGCCCAAGTCATGCTTGTCCTCATCCTGTTGGTTAGACAGGAGAGCTTCCATCACACCAGGCTTATCGGGCAGCTCCTTCTCCAATCCCTGCTGCAGAAACTCCTTAACTGGGAGCTCTAGGGTTCTGAGAGCCAGAGCCCTAAACAAAGATTCCTCTGAGCCTTCAACAAAAGACCCTCGCTCAACTTGAACAGGGGTCCATTTACGCTTTCGAGCGATCACATCAAAATAGCTAGACATTACTCTGCACAAGAAACACAAAAGGCATCATCAGATTCAAAAGAGAAGATGTCCTTATAATCATCATCAAGAATGGCCGTGGCATCATCCTTGCGAAGAGTATCAGGCATCACTTGCAAAGCGTAATAAAGAGAGGTCTGGGGAGACTTAAGCCAGTCCTCAATAAATGCCTCGTCATAGGTCACAACATCGGACCAGCTATTAAAGCTGTAGCCATGCAGCAACCCTGTACGATCCAGCATGTACATCAGTCCGTCTGCAACAGACTTGTAGGCATCCCAACCCACTTCCTCAGCGATCTCTACAGGGCCATAGTCGACGGACATCACACCAAGGGTTCCAGAGTCCCGATCAACATGCCGGGCAATGGGAGGGGCAATCTCAGGGGTGGTGACGTAGCCGTCAAGATCGGTGTAGCGGTAACTGCAGGAAGCAGTAGGAGCGATACAGAAAGCCCGTTCCATGTTGTTGGCACGAGCCACCTGGGCTGCAGCTTCAATGGCTTGCTTAAACTCCAGGGCCAAAAGCGAGGCCTTGGTAGCAGCATGTCCGATGTTGCTGTTGACTAGGTGGAGGGCCTCTCCGAACTCTTTGTAGGTGACCCCATAGCGGCGGAGGAGGTTGGCAAGTCCAAGCATTCCGAGACCCACTTGGCGGTCTGTTTCTGGACTGAGATACTCACCGCTAGCGTCGACATTTGTTCGACCATGTAACTCGCACAGCTCGGACATTCCGTGGACAAAAGCACGTTGTATGTCATCGATATTGCAGGCCCCGAGGTTAACGTGCTGCAGGAGACAAGTTCCCCGTGACAGCAGAAAAACTTCGAGGCACACGTTTGCTCGAATGCGATTTCCATTTCTGTCTACCTTGGTTTTTGCAAGCCAGATATCTCCGCTCTTAATCGCTTGAATAAGCGCATCCTTAACTTCTTGAGAAGCAGCATCCCACCAAAATCGATTGATGTTGACGCAACGCTTTACCCAGGGCAGCTCAGCGCGACTTACTGTGATGAACTCAAGGATGTCTTCATGGCACAAATCGAGATGCAACACACACGCACCGTTGCGGAATGTGCCGCCCCTACGCAACACTTCATTGAGCATTGAGTAGATCCTGCCAAAGCTGACTGGGCCTGAGGCAATGAGCTTGTCCTTGCCTTTTTGAGTCTCTGTTCCCTTTGGTCGAAGCTTCGAGAGATGAACAGCCACACCAGCTCCATAGCGGAGTGCGTGGGAAACAAAGCGCCAGGATGCTTCAATTCCATTGGGGCCTTCCATCTCATCTTCCACCACAAAGATGGTACAGCTAACGGGGAGGCGACTTTCTGGGTTGTCAATCCAGGACTGGACTCTGCCCGTTCGGGCGATCTTTGAAGTGGACATTACTTAAATCAGGTCGGTGAGGTAAGGAGGTTCATAATTAGGGCCTTTGAGGACCTTGCCGTCCTCGCGCTTTAAAGGCTTTCCATCGACAAGCTTGGACATGTTGCTCCGATGTACTCTTGCCAGAGCCTCGTCGAGCTCCCAGCCGGCAGCAGCCGCAAACTGGAAGCAAACGTACACAAGGTCCGCAAGCTCTTTAAGGGCAGCCTCTCTAGCCCTAAAATTCGAAAGGTCATTGAGACAATCGTCATATGCGTGGAAGAACTCGTGAGTTTCTTCTGCAATGAGATCAGATTGAACATCAAGTATTGATGGAGAGAAACAGGCAGTCGGTTGGTCCATAGCCACCCTGAATTGGAGGGCTTGGCCAAGCAGATCGGGTGCGCTCATTGGATAGCCTCCAGCTCGGTGGCGATGACGATGAGATGCGTGCGGATGGCGTGATGCGCGGCAAACACTCCTACGTCTGCGTCGGTATCTCCTAGCGGCTTGTCCATCCGCATCTGATCCGCAGCAGCGCGAAGGGCAGCGGCTACACCAGACCTAAAGCGTTGGTGAGTGGCATCAGACCACGCATTAGTTGCGGAAGCATTAGCGGCATCCAGGACTGCCTGCGCGGTGGGGGAGAGGTCAGTCATCATCGATTGCGGGATTTAGAAACAAGCTGGATCTTCTTCTCTAGGTATGCCTTTGCCTTGAGAAGATCATCGATCTCTTCCTCGTGTGGCTTGAAGCCTGCACGAGACAAGTACTTCACGACATTGCCTGAAAAGTAGTCGAGCTGTTGATCAGCGATGAAATCCCAGACTTCAATGACGCCACGGGCGTAATGGTCTGGAGAGTATTTACTCATGGGTAACGAGACCAGGGTGGTGGGTTATGCGGTTCAAGCTCGTCCTCGATCTTTTGAAGGAAAGATGCCATCCAAGGCTTCCAGACTTCTGGTTGCCTTGAGTACATCTTTTTAGATAGAAGTGTCCCCCTTATCAGGAGTAGCTCTTGCAGTGTCAATCTCATTCCAGTGCTTCACTAGATTGGTGATTGTGTTGGAGAACATAAAGTTCTGACGTTGAAGTGAGAGGCACAAGCTCGCCAGATCAGCCTTAGATGCATTCTCAGAAGCATCAGCTAATTTGCGGAGTTGAAACTGCTGTTCAACAGTCAGCTCTAGGACTGGGTAAGGAATCATGGTGTGTAAAGGATGGGCTTCTGTGACTTCGAGTCCCAATCATTTGCCTGAAGGATTCGTGCAAGACGTAGATTCTTAAGTGCATCTTCTTCTGTCTGCTGAGCCTGTTTATAGGCTTTGACAACAGCTGGCCAATAGTCTTCATCCTTTACGGATTGAAGAATGGCATGTGCCTTCTTAGGACCAACACCAGGACACCCGGCAAATCCATCGGTCTGGTCGCCTGTCAGGCACTGTTCAAACAGTTTCCTTCGAGCCGCTTCGGGGCTCTGGGTAAACTCCTGTTTGAGGTTAAAGATGCGACAGGGAATCTGTTCTAGATCCTTATCGGGACTGACTAAAACAAAGTCTGTAAGAAGCCCATTGGTGGCCATGATTCCGCAGACATCATCTGCTTCCAGGCCAGGCTTCATAATCGAGTTGAAAGATTCAAGGCCCCAGTTCTTTAGGCGAAGATAACCACAAGGTTTTCGCTTGGTGCGATTGCCCTTGTAGGTGGGCTCGATCTGCTTTCGGAAGTTCTCTCGATCAGTAAACGTCAACAGCAGCTTGTCGGTGTCGAACCGTTCTTGCAACTTGTTGAGTTCGCCATTGACGATCTTCTTTGCTTCGGTGAAATTACCGACGATGACCGTCAACTCCTCGTTGTAATCACATTCCTCTTCAACGGCAGAAGCCGCTCGATAGAAGAAGTAATCAGCATCGATTAGAAGCGTTGTCACTTGGTTTAGTGCTATTGAGTAGATACAGCAAAGCCTTCGAGAGGATCACGGGATCGTCATGCAGGAGGCCGACTCCTGAATTGCAGGATTTGCATATGTAGCCACGGAACGACTCTTCGTTGTGGCAGTGATCGAGTACCCAGTTCTGAGTATGTACCCCACATATGGGGCAATCACCAGGCGGCGGCACTGGATATCGTGTTTTTAGGTTGGTGCGGATGTGGTGCTGCATCCGGTGGCAGGCCTTGCACCTGTTGCGCGTAGCTCGATGGCGGCCATCGGCTTTGACGAACTCATGCTCGGGCTTCCACTGCCCACAGTGCTTGCACTGCTTAGTGGCAGTCTGCCCAGGACCGTCCGATCTTGTATTCGGAATCCAGTCTGCACCTAAAAGAGAGAGTTGACTCAACGTCTTTCATAGCAGCTGTAATAAGAAACGCAGCTTGCTCTGCTTGCTCAGGAGCAACAGAGATCTGCATCTCGTCATGCACAAAGGCCAGTGGCCAATAGCAGATGCCTGCTTCCTTGAGTAGTTCGTTGGCACGAATCACCCAGTTCTTGCAGATGATGGCTCCAGCTGATTGCAACAGGTAATTCAAAGCAGCATGCTTCTTACCCTGCAGTCGAATGGGACGACCATCGAGAGCCGTGAGCACGTCAGATTCAGCCCGTTGAGAGACTGCTTCAGAGAGCTGAGCAAAGCCTTTGAGTCCTGTCATGACGCGCTGGCGGATCTCCTTGCCTTTGGCAACCGCCCTGTCTTTGCTGGCTCCAGCCGTGAGGCCTAGCTTGAGGTTTCCCCCACCGTAGATCAAACAGTACGTGCAGGATTTGCCTGTCTTCCTGTCTGTTCCGTAGATTTCAGCTAGGGCCGTGTGGATGTCTCCGTCGACCACTTCCTCACCAAACTGTGGATTCCAGCGATGGAGGTAATGGGCAAGGCAACGAAGCTCCAGGCCAGAAGCATCAGCGCCAACTTGCAGGCGATCAGTCCCTGCATAGAAGAGTTCGCGGTAGTCATGCTCTGATGGAACTTGGGCAAGGTTGGGATGCATGTGGGCCATGCGGCCCGTGTTGGTGTTCAGGATGCAGCTGTGATGGATGCGTCCATCTGATGCAACCTTCTTCAACCAGGCGTTCTGCCCTTCGTTGATCTGGCCCAGATGCTTTTGCAGCGTCAAGATCCGAGCAAACTTCTTGGATTCGAGCGTGTCGAGTTCCAGTAGAATGTTTTCGTCAATCTTGGCTAGGCCA